CACCAAATTATATTCGCTTCGCCAACAAAAAGCCAAATACGAGTATTACAAAGCATTGGTAGAGGACTACGAAAGTCTGACAACGGAAGTCGAACAACAGTCTATGACATATCAGACGACTTTTCATGGAAAAAGAAAAAGAACTATACGATGCAACACGCGATCGATCGAGTAAAAATCTATGCTAAAGAACAGTTTGACTATAAACTTTATGAGATAAAACTACCATGATCGAAAAACTACTAGCTAGTATGAAAGACTTAGACATTCGTGTTTACACTCTAACAAGCGGCAAAGCTATCATAGGAGAATGCTATCATGCTTATGAAGATGGCATAGAATTACATTGCGCTCTTGAAATTAAAAGATTACTTGTAAAATCTGGAGTATACAGCGAGGTTATGTTGCCTCTCGTATCAGGCAATGAAGACGAGCCATGCATAATCTATGATAAAGCTATAGAGACAGAGACTTTTGCATCAGACACTGTTAAACGCAAATATGCAGAAGCTCTGATATACAACAGACTATGTCAGATGATGGATGCAGATTCTTTACAGAAAGATCTTAAAGAAGAGTTTGATAAAGAAAAACTAGAAAAATCTTTTCCTGAACTTGATAAACAGAAGCAACCGTTGTCTCAAGAAGAACTATTGAATATCTTCTTAGAAAGATGGAAACAATAATGTTTGCTTTTGTTGAATACAATTTATTATACCGTTCTTTGAATAGTATGTAAATAATAAAATTCACAACACATAAAAAACTTATTTACTTTTTTCAAAATTAGTGTATAATGAAGGCCATGAAGAATGAAAAGCCAAAACGAAAATCACGTGGTGATGACTATGTGAATAATAAAGAATTTTCTGCAGCAGTCGTCGAGTATGTTCAAACTGTAATGACAGATAAAAATGAAGGTCGAGAAGCTCGACAAATTCCTAACTATATCGGTGAATGCTTTATGAAGATCGCTAACGGATTGTCTCGTAGCCCAAACTTTATGAACTATAGCTATAGAGAAGACATGGTTATGGATGCTGTAGAAAATTGTGTAAAGGCAATTATGAACTATGATATTACCAAGCCTACTCGTACTGGCAACCCAAATGCCTTTTCGTATTTTACACAAATTTCTTGGTATGCATTTTTACGTCGTATCGCGAAGGAAAAGAAACAAGCAGACATCAAACAGCTTTTGATTGAAAAAGGCAGCATCGGTAATTTCGCTGAATTTGATGACGATGATATGAGTGGTGAGTCTATGATGGAAAAAGTTCGTCAAAAGAACGATAGCTTTCATCAAGACGACGATAAAGTAGAAACGTCTAAAAAGACTAAAACTAAAAAACCACGCGCCGAGAAAAAAGCATTAGAGCTTGATGACTGTGGTCCTCTCTACGATTTTCTAGACTAATACCATATTATGCGCATAGCAATACTTACTGACACCCATACGGGCGTTAAAAATGGCAGCGATATATTTTTAGACTATACTGAAAAGTTTTATTCTGAAATATTCTTTCCTTATTGCCTCGAGAATGGTATAACTCAGATATTGCATCTAGGTGATTATTTTGATCATCGCAAATATCTAAACTATAAAGTGTTGCGTCGCAATCGTGAGATGTTTTTAGAAAAGCTTGTCGAGTATGGCATGACGATGGACATTATTCCAGGCAACCATGACACATACTTTAGAAACACAAATGACCTGTGTAGTCTAACTGAACTACTCGTCTATCATAAGCAGTGTGTTAACGTCTACATGCAGCCCACAGTAAAAGACTATGATGGCTGTGCAATAGCATTGTTGCCATGGATTGCATCTGATAACTATAGCGAGAGCGTAGAGTTTATTCGTAATGCACAAGCATCAATCGTCGGAGCGCACCTTGAATTGCAAGGCTTTGAAATGATGAAAGGTGCACCTGCTGTCAGTCATGGCATGTCAGCTGAGCTATTTTCTCGCTATGAGATGGTGCTGTCTGGTCACTATCATACAAAGAGCAGTCGCGATAACATTCATTATCTTGGTGTGCCATACGAGATTACTTGGGCAGACTATGCAGATCAAAAATATTTTCATGTGCTTGATACCGCAACACGCGAGCTCAGCGCGATACGAAACCCGCTTACTCTCTTTAATCGTATAGTCTATGATGACAGCGTGCATGACTATTCAACTCCTGATGTTTCACATCTTCGCAACACGTATGTTCGCATTGTAGTCGTGAATAAAAAGGATCCTTATGTCTTTGACAAATATATTGACGCGATCAATGCTATTGAACCATTTGACTTAAAGATTGTTGAAAGCTTTACCGAATATGCAGCAGACTCTATCGATGATGAAGCGATTGAGGTGTCAGACACTCCTTCGCTGTTAAATACCTACGTCGATGCTATCGAAACAGATCTGGATAAAAATAGAATCAAATCAAAATTACATGAGCTCTATACTGAAGCTCAACTACTTGACGGAATATGATTACCTTTACACGATTGACATACGCTAACTTTTTGAGTGTTGGCAACTCTGAAATTTCTATCGATTTAAATTCGACTCGCTCTACGCTTGTTGTTGGTCATAACGGAGCAGGCAAGTCACTTATGCTTGACGCACTAAGCTTTGCACTCTTTGGCAAGCCGCATCGTAATATCAACAAGCCACAACTCATCAACAGCATCAACGGAAAAAATTGTTTGGTCACTGTTGAGTTTAAGATTGGTCCAGTTGAGTATAAGATTATTCGTGGTCTCAAACCAAATATATTTGAGATATGGCAAAATAATATACTCGTCAATCAAGAGTCTCATTCACGGGACTATCAAAAATTGCTCGAGACCAATATCTTAAAACTCAATCACAAGAGCTTTCATCAGGTTGTAGTGTTGGGCAGTAGCAACTTTATTCCGTTTATGCAACTTCCTGCCCACGCGCGTCGCGAAGTTATTGAAGACTTGCTTGACATTGGCATCTTTAGCAAGATGAATGTGGTGTTAAAAGAGTCTTCTTCTAAGTTGCGTGATGCGTTAAAGGACACTGACTATCAACTAAACTCGATCAAAGAAAAGATTGAACTACAAGATAGGCATATTGACAGTCTGCATGCAATCAGCGAAAAGAATGTTGTCAAGTATGAAGAAGAAATCTCGGATTTGCGTGCACAAATCGATCAGATGCTTGCAGAGAATGCAGACTATAGTCGTGAGTATAATGAATCTTTTGGTAAGACACAATCAAAGGTACAACGTCAAGAAAAGACAAAGACTACTTTGTTGTCCTATGAGCGTCAGATAAAAGATAATATCAAACGAGTAGTAGGAGACTCAAAGTTTTACGAAGAGAATACAAGCTGTCCTACATGCAATCAAATGATTGACGAAGACATTCGCTCTAAAAAATTACATGACTGTAAAGAGCAAGCAAAAACTCTTGACTCTGGTTATAGTCAACTAAAGACTACTCTTCAAGAAGCAAGCGATGAGTTGTCGTCTACGCTGGTTGAACTGCAACGACTGCAGCAGCTCAACAATAAAATTTCTACAAATCAGAGTTGCATTCATAACTATGAAAAGCGTATAAGTGACTTGCAGACGCTCATGAACAAGAGCAAAGAGAGCGTTGATCTAGAAGGAGCACACTCTATACTCGAATCTTTGCATCGTGATAAAGATATACTCAATGAATGCAAGGCGACACAACTTGATGAGCGTACCTATAACGAAGTCATAAGTGAATTGCTCAAAGACACTGGAATAAAAACCAAAGTCATTCGTCAATATTTGCCAATCATGAACAAGCTCATCAATCAGTATCTACAGATTCTTGACTTTTTTGTGAGCTTCAACCTCGATGAAAATTTCAACGAGACTATTCGTTCACGTCATCGTGATGATTTTTCCTATAGTTCATTTAGTGAAGGTGAGAAGAGTCGAATCGATCTTAGCTTGCTCTTTTCATGGAGACAGATTGCTAAGATGAAAAATAGCAGCAACACAAATCTACTCATACTCGATGAAGTTTTCGATAGCAGCTTAGATTCGGATGGTGTTGATAATCTACTAAAGATTATGGCTACACTCGATGCAGACACCCGCATCTTTATTATTAGTCATAAGCAAGATGTGCTCGAAGGCAAGTTTGATCAGAAAATTGAGTTTGAGAAGCAGAAAAACTTTACGGCAATCAAAGAAAAGTCCTAATTTTGCCTCCCCAAGGCCCTACAAAAGTATTGATTTTCAATACGTTATGACTTTTTCGCATTTTTTTCACTTTTTTATGTACATGCCTTAGATTTTAGGATAGAATGTCTTCACGATGGTTGCAAAAGCAAATACCGAATCGCAAAGCAGACTAGCCAAACTGCTTGCTAAGGAGAACATTCAAGTCCACGTTGGAAATTACCACACTGCTTTCTTTGATGTAAAGCAACGCTTGCTCGGTCTTCCTCTTTGGAACACTGACAGCAAGCATGTCTCTGACCTTCTTATTGGTCACGAAGTTGGTCATGCTCTGCATACTCCTACCGATGCAGTCACTCTGTTTCAAGAGAGATATCCTAACATTCCGTTCGATGTCGCTAACATTGTCGAAGACATTCGTATCGAACGTTTGATTCGTGCCAACTATCCAGGTCTTGTCTTTTGCTTCAAAGAAGGCTATCGTCACTTTATTGAAAAAGACTTTTTCAAAATTAAAGATGCTGACATCACTAAACTTAATTTTGTGGATCGCCTTAATCTTAAGGGCAAGATCGGCAATCTTGTAGACATTCCGATGTCTAAAAAAGAAGAGAAAATTTATCAACGTTGCTTAGCTGCTGAGACTTATGATGAAGTGCTTGATATCTGCAATGACGTAATCAAGCTTGCTAAGATCAAGGCTCAGAAGCCACAAGAAAGTGGCGATCAATCTCAGGATGAAGATGATGACATGACTCC